TTTATTTTTTAATAAAATTAAACACATTATGTGTATAATTTTGCTCATGGACAAAATTATGAAACACTTTAAAAACCAAACTGAGTTGGCTAAATTGTTGGGTATTGCGCCCACCACGATCTCTAACTGGAAAGTAAGGCAAATTCCAGTACATCGCGCTATAGAGATTGAATTGCTGACTAATGGCGCAATTAAGCGCGAGGATTTGAGGCCTGATATTTTTATTTAATTTATTCATAGTTTTATTATCTCACATTATGTGAATTATAAACAAGAACAAGATAGGGGGAATATGTTTGCAATATGTACCAGCAAGTGCGAATTGGCCAGAATTTGTGGTCGGCATAAAATCAATGCACCGGATCCAAGAGTGCGTAATCAAGACAGACAAGAATTTGAACCGCAATTTGGATCAGATTGTTATGGATTTAAAGACATAACTAAGGATCAAGAGGAATTGCAACGATGAGTCAAGATATATTCGCAATCACTCCAATCGAGGTTATCCAAGATCAAAGACTCACCAAAAGACAAATCAAAGTATTAATCGCCTTGTTATCATTCAGAGGCAAAAACACCAACACTGTGTGGCCAAGCCGTAAAAAGCTATCAGACCGCTGCAACCTACCCGTCACAAGAATATCACAAACAACCTCAGAACTGGTTGATTTGGGATGGTTAATTAAAGAGGGCAAGGGCGGGTTTTCAAAGTCAACCCGCTATCAAATAACAGTACCCAATTTGGTAACGGTTACAAAAACTGTAACGGTTACTGAAACTGTAACCCCAAGGGTTACTGAAACTGTAACCCCCATGCCCGTTACAGAAACTGTAACACGCAAAGAACTAACCAAGAACATAACCAATAGAACTAAAAAGGGGGGTAAACGATTTAATCCACCCACTATTGATGATGTTCGAGCTTATTGCAATGATCGTAAAAATTCGGTTAATGCACAATCATTCGTTGATTTTTATCAATCAAAGGGTTGGTATGTTGGAAAAAATAAAATGAAGTGTTGGCAATCAGCGATTAGGACGTGGGAAACAAGAGAAAACGAAAGGAAAAACAACCAACCAATGACATTGATCCGGCGTGCTGAATTAGCAGCGCAAGGGATTGATGCTGATACTGGGTTGTCATTTGGAACGGGACTTGAACAACTGAACAAAGGATTATTAAACTGATGAATGAAATATACAAAAAAACGGCGACCTTGATATTGGGTTATTTAACAGTTAGATTTGTGCCGAATTATAAGAACGATGAAAAACACCAAGCCAAACAAACATTGATATGGGCAGAGGAACTCGGCAAAAAAGTAGATGCAGACAGACTGAATGAGGACAATATTAAATCCGCTTGTGATTTATGGGCAGACGTTAATGGCAAGGGTTTTCCACCAACAATAGACCAATTTATTAATTGCATTTTAAAAATCAATGTTGCACCAGTGGTGGTGATAGAGGTTAAAGAAGAAAAATCCAAAGATTATTTAAGGCTGTGGAACGATGCGGATGATCATGCGCGGTTTAGATTCTTTGCTGATCATGCGTTTAACAAAGTGCCACAACACATTCATGTGATGTTTATGCGTTACATGGAATCAACACGCGGTTGGACTTATTGCGAATGCAAAAAGATGATTGATTTTCACATGTCACCGTTTGAAAAAGCAGGGCATGGGGCGATACTCGAACACCAACGCGAGGTGCTGGACTATTTTAAAAATAGGAAAGTGGCATGAGGTATCACAGTGCGAATCAATGCTTAAAGGCGGCAAACGCGATTAAGCAGCAGGTGGATTATTTGTTGTTTGCGATTGGTAATAAAGACAATAGAGATTGCGAGCATCACTTGGATGTGATTAGGCAATTGGTTGATCAGTTAAAAGGGGAAGTAAATGGAAGCAATTGAGTTTGTTATTGGTTTGATTGGGTTATATACCGCAATCATGTTGTATATTTTTTTAGGGGATTAAGTATGGAATTAATAATATTAGCAAGTGGTGCGGTGATTGGCGGTGGAATGGTGTATATGTATAAATGCTCGCGTGATAATAAACGCTTTACGAATTACTTTCGTGAGGGGTCGCAGGCTTATGTGGTGCGTCAACATTTAGAGCAGGGCAAAAACATCACACCGCCTTACGCGCGTGAGCAATACAACATCAAGAACTTAGGTGCAGTGGTGGATGTGTTACGCAAGGCCGGTGTTGAGGTTAAGTTTGTAGAGGGTGATCGTGGTAATTATTACACGCTATGAAACTACAACAACGTGTAGAGGTTCGCATTGGTGAGCCAGTGGCGTTGTTCTTGGCGCGTAAAGCAGAGCAAGGATCAACAATTAGGGATGCGGCCAATCAGTTGGATGTGTCGTACACAACGTGCTTTAAATGGCAAAAGGTGTATGAGATTAAATTCAACGGTCGCAATCCGTTTGGTAAATGGAAGTTAAAATAATATTATGGAAGTTAAATTATGTTGGATTTAATCGTTAAAGATAATATCAAGGAATTAAATAAAACGCTTACTCGAATTGAGAAAAAGCAATTACCGTTTGCAATATCATTAGGCATTAACAACACGGCCAAAGATGTAATGAAAGCAGAGAAAGCACAAACATCCAAGAAGCTCGACCGACCAACAAGCTTTACTCAAAATGCTTTTAAAATTAAATGGTCAAACAAAAACAATCAAGAAGCCAGTGTGTTTATTAAACCAATACAGGCTAAGTATCTCAAGTATCAAGTCGAGGGTGGTAAGCGTACTGGTCGCATTGGTGTGCCGTACAAGCACGCAAAGCTGAATAAGTTTGGTAATATTCCTGGTAGGCGCAAAGGCTTTATTAAGAATAAAAATCAATTCATTGGCAAGATTAAGAACATTGATGGTGTGTGGGAAAGGACTGGTGGCAAGCGTAACAGAGGTATTAAGTTAATGGTTGGGTTTGAGCCAGTGGTTAGCTATCGCAAACGATTCCCTTTCTACAAGATCGGTAAGGGTGTTGTTAATTCTAAATTTAAAAAGAATTTGAATAAAAGTTTAGAGAAAGCATTATCAACAGCTCGATGACCAGTCAGAATAAAAAAGGTACTCCTGACGCGGATGCACTGAGGGTAATTCGCAAGTCCTCTATTTTATTAGTTTCAGTATATATATAAGGAATTCGTTATTAATCAATGACTTACAAAGATAAATGCACACTGCAAGAACTGTCAGCATTTTTAATGCTAACGGATCGGCGTGTGCAACAACTCAAAGATGCGAATGTGATTGTTAAATTTGGCAGAGGTGAATACGATTTAACAAAATCAACGCAAGGCTATATTAATTTTTTGCGTGAACGTGCATTTGGGGGGGTGGCGAATACGGATCAGCATGGTGAGAAAACTCGGCTGATTACTGCGCAGGCCAATATTGCTGAGATGAACGATGCAGAACTTCGAGGCGATTTGCTTCGAGCGGATGAAACCAAACGGGCAATATTTACCGCTGCACGCGGTGTGCGTAATTCGTTGCAGACGGTGGCGGATAGATTGTCGCAACCATTGGCCGGTGAGGATGATCATCACGAAATCCACAGCATGATTGAGGGTGAGATTAATCAGATCTTGTTTGATATGGAAAGCGAGTTTGCTAAATTAGTGAGTGAGCCGGTAGAGATTGAAATTAAAAATGAAACAGAAACAGATACCAACGGTTGATGTTAGTGGTGAGCGGTTGGCACTCGATGCCATCGTTGCCGGATTAAAACCTGATCCGCAAGAGCCGATGAGTGAATGGGCGGATGAGTATCGTTTGCTTGGTCAAACTTATGCGGCCGAGCCTGGTAGATGGCGCACCAATCGCACACCGTATTTGCGTGAGATCATGGATGCGTTTTCGCCATCATCGCGTTGTGAATTTGTTACGATTATGAAAGGCGCACAGCTTGGATTTACTGAGGCATTAACCAACATGATCGGCTACATTATCCACCGCGCACCAGCGCCGGCAATGATGGTGCAGCCAACTCAGAACTTAGCAAAACGATATTCAAAACAACGCTTAGCAACGATGATCCAAGACATGCCAGTGCTTCGTGGATTGGTGGCAGATCCACGCGCAAGGGATAGCGGCAACACCACCACCTCAAAAGCATTTGACGGCGGTGTGTTGTTTATTGCTGGTGCAAATAGTGCGGCGGATCTAAGATCGGTACCGGTGCGATATTTACTACTCGATGAGGTTGATGCCTATCCGTATGACTTGGACGGTGAGGGCGATCCGATTGAGTTGGCCGTAAACAGAACAAAAACCTTTGCACGGCGCAAGGTTTTAATCGGATCAACACCAACGGTGAAAGATGTGAGCCGTGTTGAGCGTGAGTTTTTAAAAGGTGATCAGCGCAAGTATCATGTGGCATGTCCGCATTGCGATGGAATGCAAGAGTTGTATTGGCAAAATATCAAATGGCAAAAGGATGAAAACAAAGTACCGCGTCCGGAAACTGCTGTGTATATGTGCGAGCATTGCGCCGGAGTTATTACAGAAAGTGATAAACTTGAGATGTTGCAACACGGTAAATGGGTAGCCACCAAGCCGGATAATAATTACCGAGATACTCGCCGATCGTATCACATATCATCGCTTTATTCACCGTGGGAAAGTTGGGCAAACTTGGTACAAAAATGGCTTGATGCACAGCAAGATCCACACCTTTTAAAAACATTCATTAACACGGCATTGGGCGAGTGTTGGGATGAGGAAACCAACCGCGTGGACATGAACGATTTACGCAAAAAAGCAGAAGAATACCCATTGCGCCAATTACCAAATGGTGCGCTTATTGCCACTTGCGGTGTGGACGTGCAGGACAACAGACTCGAAGCGGTGATTTGGGCATTTGGTAAAGATGGGCAGGAAAGCTGGGTGATTGATTATCAAGTATTTTTTGGTGATCCGGCATCGCCTAAACTTTGGGCAGAGCTGGACGAATGGTTGTTGCAAGAGTTGGATCACGAATCCGGCTCGAGTGTGAATCTATCCGCAGTGGCGATTGACACCGGCGGACACCACACACAGATGGTGTATGATTTTTGCCGACTTAGAAAGCACCGTCATGTGATTGCCATCAAAGGACAATCGACTCGCAACCGACCGGTGATCGGACGGCCAACCAATCAAGACATTTCCATTGGCGGTAAAACCATTCGCGGTGGTGTGCAATTATGGCCGGTGGGATCGGACACTGCAAAGAGCGTTTGGTACGGTCGATTCGGTATTGAAAGTGGCGCAGGTCTTGTGCATTTTTCTAAAGAATTGGACGATGAGTTTTACGCTCAATTAACTGCTGAAAAATTAGTGACTCGTTATCACAAAGGCCATCCACGTACTGAGTGGGTCAAGCCATCGCATCGGCGCAACGAGGTACTGGATTGCTCGGTGTATGCGTTGGCGGCGGCATACCATTTGGGCATGAACAAGTGGAGTCAGAAAGATTGGCAACGATTAGAGGATATTGTTGAGCCTTTTATTAAAGATTTATTTGATTCTAAGCCTGATAAAGTTAAAACTGAGTCAAGAAAAGACGAAAAAAACATTAATATCCAACCAAAAG